TGGTGTATTAAAAATTACTGAACTGCCTGTACCAATTGTACCAACAACAGAACCAGCAGTAGATACAGGTAAATAAGAAAAACCTGCGGTGCTATCAACAGTCAAACCATCCATTGTGGCTGTACCTGTTACGTCTATACCTGTGCTAGTAGTTGCGATTTTAGGTGAACCATTATTGTACAGGGTTACTGCACCGCCATTGATAGCTTGTAAATAATTCTGCGTGCCATTTGGAATCTGCATTTCAATATTGGCTGCTTGGATTTTTAAGTTACCTGTGCCTGTTTCTTTTATGACACTATGGTTGTTTCCAGACTCATGGTAAATTTGTAAATCTGCATCAGCACCAAACTCTACCTTTTGACTGTCTGGAATTCTTATAGTGTGTGAAAAATCAAAATTATCAAAATTAGTATTCCAAAGAATAGTCGCATCATTACCTACACTTACAGCATCTTGAATGGTAATACCTGCACCATTAGCTGAAGCAGATGAATCACCTGTTGAATAGTTTAGGGTAATGTTTTTGTCTTTTACGTTTAGATCATCTGTGTTTACAGTTGTTGTAGTACCTTGAACTGTTAAGTCACCACCGATAATTAGGTTGTTAGAAAAAGTGTGATTGCCTGTAATGGTAGAATCAAGATTTAAAGTAACTGAACCTGAAGTACCACCACCATTTAAGTTAGTACCTGCTACTACTGCTGTAATATCACCAGTGCCAGTTCCTAGTGCTTGACCATTCCAGTATAAAGAACCACCTACATTGTAAAGATTATTAGTTGTGGTTGATGGTGTGTAAGAGCCAAACTGTATTGAGCCAGCAGATATATTGAATAATCCTTGACCGCTAAGACCATCTGCAAAAGTTGGTGCATTTTCAAATTGAACACTATCGTTAAAAACAACAGGGTCTTCAAAATCTACATTGTCTATAAAAGCTACTTGATTTGTAAATTTAACCCAATTACCAGATTGCCCTGTTACAGTTCCATAACTTTCAACTGTTGATAAGGTAACACCATTCATTTCAACTTCAGTAGTTTTTACTGGGTCATCTGCAATAGTAAATGTTTTGGTAGATGCGTTAGACTCAATTCCAACGCCATTAAAAGAAGTAATACTTGCTTCATAATTTGCTGCTTTAGGTAAAAAAGCTAAATCAACTGATGGTGTATCTACTATTTTACTAAATACATTGTTTGCCGAGCTATCAACTACATCTACCCTATATTGTCTTACTGGAAAATCAGTTGGTTCAGTCCAAGTTAAAGTAGGTCTATTGATTGATGAAGCATCTGTGTCTGTGAATACAATGCTATTTGCTTCTGGTGGATGCAAAGCACCTATGCTTGGCGTATGGGCTATTATTTCTACTGGCTCTTGAGCTGGTACTTCCCATGTATAAACATCAAAGTATTCAATTAAGCTAACAGATACAAGCCCATTTGCTTGTAATTCTAATGCTTCTACTCTGCAAACCTTGCCCGAGAATCCCAAGCCTGAATAAGTAAGACTAACAATATCACCCACATTTAATTTATACATCTCAGGAGTTCCTAAGAACTGCATAGTGGTCTGATTTCTACTTCTAGTTAAGATAGCCTTACCCATATTGTAAGCAATGTATGGGTCTGTTACATAAGGGAATTCAGCTTTAACTTCTAATACCTCACCATCATCTGAATAATACTCAGGTGATGCATCATGTAAAACTGTAGCTGTATCAAGTTCGTATTTCTTGTTAGCGTTAAAGAATTCAATAACAACTTTATTTGCCTTTTTATCTTTATTACCATAATCAACTGATATACCAGCATCAGCTATGATGTGGTCATCTGTGATGCTAAATGTAGATGTTCCTGTATCTTCTATTTGTAATTCATATTTGCCATCAATATAAAGAAAGATACCTCGCATATTTGCAAGAAGCTCTTTAGCGTTATCCATGACATTCTTGTTCGTGTCAATATAACCATTACAATGAAATCTCTTAACTTTAGCTCTAGCGTTTCCTGCTTCGTTTGTATAACTATTTGCTAAAACATCATCTATGTATAATCTGTTTTCTTGCACAGAATCATAGTATTGATATCTTGTAGAGCCTGTAATACTTACAGCGTTAGAAAATATACTTGCATCATTAGAATCTCTTATATCTATAACTTCATCTACTTTGTTTTGCCACCAGTCATCATTATCATTAATAACTATAAAGTCATTTCCAGCAGTTCCACTCCAAGTTAAGTCTTGATAAGTGTCGTTATAGTAAGGTTGATCTACTTCTACTTCACATGCAGTTGCAGCAGCACTGATAGTGGTCATGTTTATCTGTGATGTTGCTAAACCTTTACCATACTCATCATTTTGTATGTAATCTAAGAAACATAAAGCTGGGTTAGATGACCATTTAGTAGAGCTATCTCTTGGGTCAAAAACCTTTTTACCTTTAACCTGTACTGTTATTTGCGGAACGCCTTGATACATTCCTTTCTTATCGTAATCAAAAGAAGCTGCTATATAACAAATGCCATTTAGCTTATGGTTAGCAGTCCACTCAGTAGGTATAGATGCCCTAAGCATTGGGTCTGCTGTTTGACTAGATGCACCATGATGCAAGTTAAATACAAAGGAATATCTTTTTGTTGGGTCTGTTCCTAATGTGCCTGCTTGTGAATATTGATTATCACCAACTTGAGATGCGGTATTTAAAGAACCATTACCTGAAGATATTGCATCTGAACCTACATATCCACCACCTTTGTAGATATTGCCATCAAGAATACTATTGCCATCTATCTCAATAGTTCTACCAAGTATCTCCTCACATTCACCAACTGATATTGCATAAACCACAAACAAGTCTCTTGATCTATTTTGTGCTGTGTCCATATAAACAATTTGAGCACCAACCCTTCTTGTTCCGTATATGACTGGTATCTTGCCACCAGCAGAAGTTTTGTTAGCCATGATGTCTTGGCCTTTAGCCAACATTTGTTTTGCTTGTAAAAATCCTTTAACACCTGTAACTAAGGTTGCAATACGCAAAGTAGTAACAAAAGCCTTGCTATTAACAACACCAGCAACAAAAGTACCTATAGCTTTAAAAAACTCTAACATTTATGAACCCCACCTTACGTCTGATTTTACTTGTGTGGCAAACTCTAAACCTCTATCACCTGTATAAACTGATTTCTGAGATTCATCTGAATAATGCCTACCTTTTGCTAAATTCCAATTAGCCCAATGCGAAGCAACAGTCATGCTTAATACTGAATCGCTTATGTTTTCTGAAATAGATACACTTCTAATTTGCCCTGTAAAATAATTTATAGCACCTACTAAAGTTTCACTCTCATTAAAGTAAGCTAAATATATTTCTACTGTTTTGTCTGTAAACGCACCGCTTTGAACTAAACTTCTAACCTGATTGGTAACATTTGAAAAGCCAAGATTTATCTCATCTATTTGTAATTGACCTGTTTCTGTAACTGAATCTACTGTTAAAAAAGAACCACCAGCTTCATAAGAGTTAGAATCATAGGTAACATCTGAATACCAGTCAGTTAATCTTATGGTTGTAGATAACCCTAATTCAACAAGAAATGCTGTTTTGGTTTCTGCTGCTGATACTTGTGCTTGTAAATCTGTTGATAAACTTCTTGGCATTATGTTATTACCTCTCTAACATCAAATGAAATGCTGTAAAAACCACTAGCATCTGTACTATACATAATATCATTATTTTCAAGATATACAGTAAAAGATGGCTTGTTTACAGTTACAGATTCATTATTTGCTAGAGAGCTAACAAGATTTGGAGATATTTTTACAGTAGCAGCACCGCCTGATGCATTTTCATTTTCTTGCACCATATATACTTTTGAATGATTTGCGAATTTAATTAGATCACCAGCTTTAAGAACGCCTGTAGTTGCTGAAAAACCATCCATATTTACAGTCTCAGCACCTGCTGAATGTGCGGTGTTTACAAGTATGTCTGCTTCGTTTTTACTTGCACCTAAATTATCTAATGGTGCTTGTATTGTAAAGTTGCCAATAGCACCTTTTTGTTTTTGTAAGAAAGCAAATATCTCCTGTGCTTTCTCTTGTTGTAATGGTGGCATTTGAACTGTGAATGAAAAATACTGGGAACCTATTTGTCTTGCAGACTTTTTGCCTGATAAAGTTTGATTCAGCAATGTAGGTCTATTATCTCTAAAGTTTATTGAGCTAAAATTTGGGTCTGTAGGAAATGCACCACTCATTACACTATCCCCATTTTGCCCTGAGTATTCATGGCGTTATTAATTATTTGTGTTATTAGTCCTTTTCTTGATGTTAGCAACTGGTCAAATCCAGTAGCATCAACTGTTGATATGTTGAAGTTTACTGTAGCACCACCGCCAAATGATTGACCTTTTGTATGGTCAACAACAGTTTCATTAGGATGTAGTATTGCTGGAAATCCACCTTTCCCATCTATACCACCAGCTCTTGCACCCATGCCTGTATAACCACCGCCATCCATAGTTACTTTAGGCATAAGATTATCTAACATATCTTGCGGTGATTTTACTGACCCAGTGTTGCCTTTGACAACATCGCCAACATTAAATATATCATCTATATATGATCTAAATGGGTCAATTAGTTTTGCTATAATGACTTGCTGTATTGCCACCCTTACTAACTGCTCTACAACATAGGTTGCAAAGTCTTTAAATGCTAATTTTCCTGTTTTAAGACCTTCAACAATAGAATCCTCAAACTTCTTCATAGAATTTACTGCAATAGTGTCTAATGATTTTCCAGTGTCCATTATTTGTTGTTTAAACACATCTATGGGACTTTGTATGTTCGTTAAACTTTTGCCAATATTATCTGTTGATGTTGCTACGCCATTATTTGAATCAGTTAAATCATCTTGAGAGACAATTAACTCATCAACATTTGTTTTAAATTTTCTTACACCATCTGCTGTTAATTTCGCTTCTTTTCCATAACTGGTAGTACTACCTTCCAAATCTTTCATGGCTTTATTATTAAAGATAATGGTATACGCCATGTCTTCCATTTCTTTTGTGAAATCACCCAGTCTTGCAGGTAACTTTCTTAAAACATTTCTAACAAGACTTAAAAATGAATTTTCTACTTCAATTAATTTTATTTTTATATCATTAACAAAAGAAGCCACCTCGTCTCTAAATGTTCCAAACTTTTCTATACCAACAGCAACAAATTCAATAATGGCTTTAGCAATTTTTGCACCTAGCTTATCCATACCGCCAGCATTATCTACAATTTGCTGTATTTTTTTAGCAATAAATTTTTGCATTTCCTCAAATACTGGTAAGAATGATGTTGTTATATTGGTAACAAAAGAACCTAACTGCATTTTAATAACACCGACAGCATCGTTAAATTCTTCTGTTCTTCTTATTACTTTTTCACTTAATACAATGCCTAATTCTTTAGCTCTTGTAATAAAGTTCTTTAGACCGCTTTCAGATAAATCATTGATAGCACCAGTCAATACAACACCTTGCCTTCCAAATAAGTTAGCTAGAGCTGTTGCTCTTGCTGTTTGATCTCCAAGTTGAGTTACACCTTTTGCTGTATCTTCCAATATGTCATCAAATGACCTCATAGAACCATCTGCATTCTTAAGTTTTACATCTAAGTCTTTGAATATGTCTGATTGCGTTTTAACACCTCTTTGTGCATCACCAACGCTTCTTGCAAACTTAATCAAAGCAGTGTTAGCACCTTCGATGCTTGTGCCTGACTCTCTAGCAGCCAAATGGAATGCTTGTAATGTATCTGTGGCTATTCCTGTTTGTGTAGATGTTTTACCAATAGCATCCACAGCTTGATAAGACCTATCAACTATTAAAGCTAAAGCTGTTGCGGAAGCAGTTGCAGCAAGTCCTATACCAGCAATACCCTTAGATGCTCCAGTAGCTACAGAACCAATGCCTTTAAGACCTTTGGTGACCTTATCAAATGCTGCTTTGGTTTTATCAACCGCAGTTAATTCAAACTTTACTTTTTTATTTGCCATTGTTTCTTTTCTCTTCAGCTAACTCTAAGTAAGCTATCCATCCTTGATATTCGTGGACACTAATTTCTTGGAGTTCCTGCAAAGTTTTTCCAAGTTTTTCAGCTAGTGCATATTGCACATATAAATTAGTATCCTTTATTAGTTTTTTTTCGTTTCCTCTATAGTCTCTTGACCCATGATTTGTGTAGCAACGCTTACTAATATCTCTCTATCAACACTATTTAATAAGGCATTTTTATCACCTAAATCAAACAGCTTGTCTCCATTTTCATCTAATGCTTTATATATAAGAACATAAGCCATCATTGTTAGATCATCTTCTTTACTCATTTTATAAAGTTTAGAAGTTTCAGCTAACGTCAATGGCTTACTGAATATTCTTAGAGGTTTATCATCTTCACCCCATTCAGGCACTTCGATTACTTTTACATCTTGCTCTGCAAAATGCTTTTTCGCGTTATCTATTACTGACATCGTACTATACTGTTGTTGATGTTAAAGCACCTGTACCTTGTACAGAAACACTAGCTTCAACCAATCCATCAAATGATGCACTTCTTGAAACGCCAGTAACAATAGCTGTGCCAGTATAATAAGTATCACCACTTGTATCGCCTTCAGGATAAACATTCAATGTTACTTCAGAACCTATGCTTAAAGCACCTTGTCCATTAGTATCAGTTTCATCCCAAAAAACATCTAAACTTCCTGAGAAAGAAGTTAGTGATGGCTTATAAGTTCTAGCAGAATCACCCATTGTAGTATCTTCCAAAGTATCAGCAGATTCTTCTATTGAGTAAGACTTAATTTCAGCTACAGCATTAGAACCGACTTTTACAGTTCCTTCACTTCCTTTATGTGTTGCCATTTTCTTTTACCTCGTCTTTCGACTTTTTCTTGGAAGAAGGTTTAATTTTGTCTTGCGACTGGATTGCTTCTTCCTTCCAACCCATATTCTTCAACGACTCAACCTTTGATGGATGAGCTATTATAGAATTTTTACCATTTGGACTAATTAATTTCATAATTATCTCCTGTTATACCGCTACATCAGGATTGGTTTCCTGAACATAGTAGTTTGTTAAAAAAGTTAGAGTTACATAGCCTACTGGCTGTTCTCCATCTCCTGTGTATTCTATTTCAGTTGATTCAACATAAGTATCTTTTGCTAAACCACCCAATGTTCTATCAGCAGAAATTGCTTCTTCAACTTCTTTGCTTATTGTATCAATAGTATCATCAAAATTACTGGTTGCTTTGCAATATCCTTCTACCACAACTGATAATTCTCTACTCATAACCCTATCAGTACCTATAACAATAGGTTCAGATGTTTCTGATTTTGTATAAATAACTAAAGAAGGAAGGGTATCTTCTTGTAGTGTATAGACCCTAGACTCATAAACATTAGAGCCTGTTGTTGTAAGACCTGTTAATGTAGTGCCAAAGTATTCTCTGATCTGCTGTCTTACATGATTAGCCATTATTGAACCTCAAGTAGTAATGAGGTCATGCCCAGGTTGTCATGCTCGTAATTTATAACTTTATAAGTTGTTAATGGTTTTATTTGTGTACCATCTAAATTTTTTATAGCTGGAGCAACGATAGTATCTCCAAAAGCTATACTTGGTATATCAGTAGTCTTACTTTGTGCTACTGGTTGATACCCTTGAACTGGTAATCCTGCTGTATCTATATCTACATACTCTTGATTCAGGATGACGTTGATAGAAGAAGATGAACCACCTGTAGGTGTGTAGGTAACTTTAATACCATGACCATAGGTGGCATCTAAGTAGCCATCGAAATCTCTATCAAATTCCATTGGCATAATTACTTCTTGGCTCTCTTTTTAACAGGCTTTACTTCAGAAGTTTCTAAACCAACACTTCTTTCAGTCTTTTTAGGTTTTGGCTTTTCAACACAAACCTCTGCCTTTTGATAACCACATAAAGAATGACCTTCAACTTCATTAAGCTCTACTATATCTCCAGCATGAACTTTAGAACCACCAGCCATTGTATCTTGTAAAATTTTATATTTTTTCATATTTAAGGTAGGGGTGTTTCCACCCCCATTCCATTTAAGCATCAGTTAATTAGTCTGAAGATTTACAGAAAGATACTGCATGTCTTACAGCTACATCAACAGTTTGTAGAGCAACAATTCTTACTCCGCCTGATGTTGATAATGCGTAAGGGTCAACAGTAATGTCTAAACCACCATACATACCAATTAATAGGTCTGCAAAGTTACCAAAGTAGAAGTCACCACTTGTTACTTGATTGCTTCTGACAACATTATAGCCATTCATGCTATTGTCAGGAGAAACAACAAACTGAGCAGTACCAGTAGCCTTTTCAGTTGTTTTTAAAGTACCAAAGTCAGCAGGTCTACAAATGTAACCTAAAGAACCAGTTAATGCGTTGTCATTAGCAACAGCACTTTCCATAGCTACGATCTCAGCCCATGTTGGGTTAGCAGCAGCAAAAGTAGTAGTGTTAATACCTGATGTACTAGCAATACCTGTTGGTTGACCACTTGAACCTGAACCAGCTAAAGCACCTAAGTCAATTGCAGTAGCGATTGATTTTGTTAGGTCATCTCTGATTAAGTTCTCAACATCTAAAGAAGATTGTTGTAGTAAAAGTCTTGTTACATCAGTATGAGCACCAATTACTTTAGGAGTCATAGTTACTGAACCAGCAGTGAACTCAGACTCAGCAGAAGCTGCACCTTCAGTTGCAATCCAACCAGCAGAAGCACCAGCAGTTTTCTTAGGTATTACAACATTTCCTTGTAATCCTCTTAAGATTGTTGCTCCAGCTTGCATTACTGATGACTCATTTCTGAGTATATCAATAAAGTCATTTCCTCTGTAATCTTCAGCTACTAGAGTTGAATCATCAGATGTGTTTAAGTCTCTTTTACCCCAGCTTCTTAGAACTTCAGCAGGAAGCATAATGCCTTGTGCATCTTTGCCATACTGTCTAGCAGCTTCAGCAGAACATTCAAATTCAAATGCTGCATCTTCTTGTGCTTTTCTATCTGAAGGGTTTGCCATTGCTCTTATAGCTTTAATTAAGCTAAAGTCTCTGACTTCTTCTTTGCTCATGCCGATTTCTGAAGGAGTTTCTAGTGGTTGATTGTTAGAAATATTTTCTAATAATACACCTCTAAATTCTTCTACAGATACGCCATCTGCAATTGCTTTGTCAGCTAAATCTCTTTTATTGTGTCTAGCTGCTAAATCTATGATCTCTTTTGAGTTTCTTTTAAATTCAGCTTTAGCTTCATCAATAGTCTGAGTTCTAACTTCTTCAAGATTAATATCTTTATTTTCCATTGTTATTACCTCTATATTATTAATAGTTTGTTTATCTTTAGAACGACCAACTCCAACAAGTCTTGACTGGTCAGCAGGAACGCTTACAGAAGAAACTTCCATAGGTGTCCATTGAGCTTTGTAGTAAGTCTCATCGTCTTTGTTCATTCTTGTTAATTTATCGACTCTGTAACCAACTGAAATGTTCATTCGTATACCATCAGCTACATCTTCAAATACTTCACGAGCTAAAGCAGATTTACCAAATCTAACTACCGCAGTTGTCCTCTTTGCAGTCTCATCCAATTTGAATTCTTCAATTACACCAATTTGTTTTTCCATATTATGGTCTAACAAAAGTGGGGCACGTCCCGAATTTATAAACTCCATGTTTATATCTTCAGCAGAATGTCCTAGCACTTCCATGCCAAAACTACGTTCTACAGGTTCTTCACTAGAAACGCCTATACGAACTATTCTCTTTTCTTCGTCAAGATAAGAATGTTTGGATAGATCAATAGTCCTAAATTTCATAGGCATATCAATTACTTTCCTCTCTTCTTCACTTGATTCATCCATAGAGACTTCATCAGTTGCTTCTAATTCTTCACCTTCATGTTCTACATCCTCATGCTTCTCAAATTCAACAATAACAGTATTGTCAGTTTCAGTAACATTAAGGATGTGTCTATCTTCTTTATTCATAGATTTCTCCTCTTCATTTGTTAATAAAGGATGTTTTTCTAACCCTTTCAAGTCAAAACTTTTTTCATTTTTCATTTGATTGACCAATTTTCTTGACCAACTAAATCCTGCATCTCCACCCCATAATGCCCAAGCTATTCTTCCGTTTGAAGGATAGCCTTCTTCACCTTGTTTAAATCCTTCGGCTTGTTTGTCTACCTCATGCCTACTAAAGAAGCTATACATTCTTTTTACAGTATCATCAGATAGATTTTCACCAGCAACTATTTGTCTTGCTCTTACAGCACCAACCCTAGTGCCACCCCTACCATGCTCTTCACGCCAATCTAAACCTCTCTGAGCTTCTTCTTTCATACCCTGATTAGGATTACTCATCTTCCTGATCTCCGCCTTGTATATTAGCTTCTACTGGCAATTTTTGACCAAATGGTTGATATGCTAGTTCTATTCCATACTGTTTAGCTAGTTCAATCTCTTTTTGATGTTGTTCAAATAGCTCTTCTGTGTCTCTTCCATAAGCAGCAGCTATATCTGAGTAGCTTATTGTTCCATTTTGTAAACCAAGTACGTTTGACTGCATTTCTTTTAAAGGGTCAATCCAAGCAAAACTTCTTGGTATAAAGTTGACTGAGTTAGAGAATTTATCAAACTTACCTATTGGTAGATTAATACGACCTGTAGATATTGCCATCTCTAACCAAGATTGAAATATTGGGTTTACAAAGTGTTCAATAACAAACTGTTGATATATCTGATACATAGACCTATCTTCTAAAGCTCCTTGCCTGATACTGGAGTAATTAACTGAAGTTAAGTCATTAGATAATGAGTGATAAGAAATATTTAAACCTGATGCAATGCTTCTTAAAACACTTGTTGTAAATGAATCAAAAGCAGATGTTGGGTGTGTAGGGTCAAATGCTTTGAAGTCCATACCTTGAGGTAACTGTTCAAATACACCAGCCTGTGCGTTCATTGTTGGATTAAAGGTATCTTCATATTCACCATCACCAACATAACCATCACCATCAGGTGAAGTAAAGAAACCCATTTTAGATGCACCAACTCTAGCTGCAACAATCTCTGCTTCTAAGTAACCATTTAACATCTTCACATTAGCCATTGATGTAGCAATTAAAGAAACACCTCTAGTTTGTTCTGCTCTAGTAGGTAAGTAAGCATGGATAATTTCATCTGCTGGAACTCTAATGTGTTGATTTTGACTTGCGTAAGTTCTATCGTATGGATGATCTTTGTAAAGATGATATGCCACTGGCTTGTCGTACTTATCTACCTCTACACCCATCTTAATACGATTCCCAGTAGCTTTATACACATCATTTTTATTTTCATCTAAATGATCTGCTTCTAGGAATTGTATTTGGAAACCAAATGGAGAATTGCTATCTTTTATTTTTCTTATTAAAACTTCACCATCTCTAGCTAAAGATTCAATAAATATTTTCTGACAATCTAAAAATGATAATCTTCCATTTGTAGTGCAATTGCCAACCTTTGACCAATCTTTCCAAGCTGATTCAATGAGCTGGTTAGCAGCAATGTCTAATGAACCATTGTCATTTCGACTTTTACTACTAACTCTTATGCCATGCTTACCGATAACATTAGACACCATCAGGTTAAGGTATCTTGCAATGTAGCTATCGTTCCTTGCTAACTCTCTTGCTCTATCTCTTAATATTCTTATGTTATCTTTTATTTCAGCATCAGCACTTGTAGAGCTTGTTACAAAGTCTGCAAACAACCTACCTGTACTAGCACCAGCATAACTTCTTCTATAAGCCTGTCTTTTTTTCTTTTTAGGCTCATTAACGCCTAGTATTCTGTTATACCATGCCATTATGTGTAACTCTTAGGTGTAGAACCAGTAGAACTACCAAAATTAACCTTGATAGTGTTTCCCGACCCTCTTTTGTTTTTAATTCTAGCCACTTTAACTTCTTTTAGGTATTCAGCATGATATCTATCTCTGAATGTCATTAATTCATCAATAGATAGCCTTGATAGCGATCTTCCGCCTAAAGAGAAGGATGATTGATCTATTGTAGCCCTTCCTTCTATTACAGCTTCAATAGCATCTAAAACTTTCTTAGCATGACTTCTTAAATCAGCATTTGTGTCTGCTAGGTTAGGTAATATAGTTATATTACCCTCACCAACTTGTATTCTTGCTGAATCTGAAGTCCTTGTTATATAAGAACCCCATATATAATCATGTGGATTATAGTCATCTGTGGTTGTTGTTGGTACTTCTATGTAATAAGTGTTGTCTGCTTCAGTAGCATTAATTGTAAACTGATGGCTTCCACCACCACCTGAATCGCAATGAAACTCATAAGATAGAGAGTAAGAGCCAACTGGGTAAGTTGATGCTAAATTGTCTTTCTTCCAAACCCAGTAATCACCAACGACTAATTCGCTAGGCTCTTGGGTTGGATAGTTTTCTCTGTCAAATTGATTGCTCAAACAAAAACCTCATAAATGTTTTAGATATATCTACATCTAACACTAAGGTTTATTAGTCTATTGTCAATATGGAAACAAGAAAATCTTATTATTTCCAAGAAGTGGCGAAATTACCTCTATTTATACCTTTTTGTGGTTTGTTTTGTTGTTTTTGCTGTGGTTTTGAGTGTTGAGTCATAACTCTTTCTTGAATTGTGTCGTAATTAGGATTCAAAATGTAAATAGCAGCAAAGTTATAGACCAGTGTGTCTAATGCTTCGTTTCTTGGTCTAATTTGCTTCCAGACCAGTGATTTCCTACCTCTTACAAATTTTGTGACCCTTTTCTCTGCTGTAAGCTGTTTAAAATACTCTTCATCAAGATCAGAGCAAAAATGTAGTGTTGTATTATCAGATTCAGTAGATAATCTAGAAAATATAGCTTCTTTAGCACTATCTGTGCCAACACCATATAAAACAGCCTTATTTTTACCTACAAACGTAGGTCTATTGGCTATTGGCTTACCTGCTGTGGATAAACCCTTAATTGCAAAAACCCTTCTGCCTTGTCTTGGTTTTGTGAACTGGTAAACCATATTTGTGGATAAACCACCTGAGTCAATACAGGTACAAGATATGGTTAAGATTCTTCCTGATTCAGTTGTGAATCTTTTTTTGAGATAGCTATCTAGCTCTTGCCACACGTTTTGTGCATTTGGGTCACCCCAAAATACCTTGTAATCTACAACCCATGCTTCATAGTTAGCACCCCAACCAACCATTTGTAGCTCTAATCTATCTTTTTGTGTATCAACACCAGCGGTTAGAACTAATACATCTTCAGGTATGGTTGTGTAATCGTAATTTAATCTACGTTCAAGTAGTGTTTCATACTCAACTGCATCGCCTTGCTCTTCCCAAGATTCGCCTAAGGCAGTATTTATCCAGGTCTTTAGCATTTCAGGATTCTTTTTAGCTTCAAGGAATGATTTAGCCATATCTGCCCAAGTAGACCAAACTGAATATAGTTCTGAAATATGAAATCCTGCTGTATCTGACTTAGGTGCTGATGCTATCCATTCACCATGCTTTAACATCCATTGCTTTTTAGATTCATCAATAATAGAACCACACTCCTCACATGCATAATTAGCTGTTTCAGGTTTATCCTCTTCCCAAACTACATTCTTCCACCTTAAGACCTGTTTATGATTACATTCAGGGCAGGGTACATGGTAGTAACGCTTATCTGATTCTTCAAAGGCTGTTTCTATTCTTGATAATCCTTTTACAGTTGGTGTGGAACATAGATAAATCTTCTTATTCCAAAAGGTAGTTGTTCTTTTGGTTGCTAGTGATATTGGGTCACCTTCTGCTCCAGCACTTGATTCATATCTATCACACTCATCAGCTAACACTATTCTAATAGGTCTTGATGCTAAACCTGATGCAGAATTAGAACCAACTATGTTTAGATTACCGCCAGCAAACTTCTTGGATAGAACTGTATTACCACTATCTCTACTTCTTGGGTCTTTAACGCAATCTCTTATCTTTTCAGAATCCCTAATCATCATAGCAAGTCTATCTTTGCTGAATGCTTGAGCCATTTGAAGTGTTGGTTGCATTATAAGTAATGGTGCTGGGTCTTGGTCTATGTAGTAGCCAATAACATTTAACAAAATTTCGGTAGCACCAACCTGTGCTGACTTCATAAATACTATTCTTTGAATATCAGGGTCATTGAAAGAATCCATTATCTCTCTTTGAAATGGTGCTCTATCAGTTCTCCATTGACCAGCTTCTGCTGAAGATTCAGGAGATAGTCTTCTATAGGTATCTGCCCAGTTACTTATCTTCAGATTGGGTGGTGGAGTCCAAATCTGATTGGTCTCCTGTATCACCTTTTCTATATTTTTGAGGTATTCCATTTTGTGCTAACTCATTTAGTGCTTCATGCACCTGTTCCTTTAATATCAATTCTGCTTCAGCGTACTTATCCACTGTAATAACTTGATGTGCAATTCTTGATGGTAGCCCTAGCAGTTTTGCCCTAGCGTTAGATACATAATCAACCCATGTGTCTTCTACTAATTGTGATGGTATCAAGCTACCTTCCATTTCTTCTACTTCCAATTCAGCCTTTCTAGCCTGAGCTGCAGTTAGTTTGGTCTTTTCTTCTGCAATATCGCCAGTACCGCTTTTTTTGTTGTACCCACCAAGTTTTCTAAGGTACGAAATGTAAGCAACTCTGCAAATATCTATATTAAGTGGACTTCTTCCCATTTTAGAGGGAAGGATGCCATCTCTAATCAATTCTGAGACTCTTTTGACTGATAAGTCCAAGTGATCTGCAACCTCTCTTTGTGTAGCCATACAGTGCTTAATTACCTTAATAAATATGGGTTGTCGCTAAAAAAATACTGGGCTTT